ACAGAAGAACAAATACAACTTGCCGAGCAGATACGGCAGTACCTTCGTGAGCAAAACATTGATGAGTTGTGGAGATAACTTATGAAACACATTAGTCCATGGGTACTTCCAGGTCTAGATTTATCTAAAACTGCTAAGATTAAAGCTTTTGTAAACACAATATGCAAGCATTACAGAGTTAAAGAAGAACATCTTAATCTAAAAACTAGAAAACAAGATGTTGTAAATGCTAGAAAAGCTATATCTTACTACTTGATTAATCAGTTTGGTTATACAGAACAACAAGCATCTGATTATTTTAAACAAGCAGTAAGCCGTAGTAATGTTCATCATTACAAAATTAATTACGGTAATTTATTACATGTGAAAGACTTTGATAGTGTGAGTCTAGACAATAAAGTACAAATACATTTTAAAAAATATGATATACTTAGTAGCAAATAACTCTCTGATAGCTAGTAAGATATCTACACCTTGTTCAATTAATGATGTAAAAGAATGGTGTAAAACTCATAAAGTCAGAGGTATAGACACAGAAACTATAGGTGATTGTTGGACTGGATACATTTTTACTCTACAAATTGGTGATGCTGATACACAATTTGTAATAGATTGTACCTATGCCAATATATTAGACCTAAAGGAAGAACTTGAAGATCCTACAGCTATTAACATTCTACAAAATAGTAAGTATGACGATAAGTTTTTCTTTGCTAAAGGTATTAGACTACATAATATCTATGATACCTTTTTAGCAGAATGTATTTTAACTACTGGTTATGAAAATAGACAGCTAAGGCTTGACTATATAGTAACTAAATATTGTGGTGATAAATACCAACTAGATAAGTCAGTAAGAGGCAAAATTAATTGGGCTGGACTTACTGATGATGTCATTAAATATGCTGCTTATGATGTTATTGCTTTAGAAGAAGTAATGAATAAGCAGATTGCAGAGCTTACTAGATTAGACCTAATGTCTGTAGCAGACTTAGAGTTTAAGTGTTCTAGAGTATTTGCAGAAATGGAATATGTAGGAATGAAACTTGATAGAGAGAAATGGATGATTCAAGCTCTTGACAGAGAAAAAAATGCCAATCAATATGAAGAAGCTCTTAATAAGTACATACTAGATAATCCAGATAAATATAATAGATTCATTGATAGACAGCTTAATTTATTTGAAGAAGGATTTATAACTAATATTACATGGTCTTCTCCTAAACAAGTGCTAGATGTATTATTAGCTTCTGGAGTTAAAACAGATTCTGTCAATGAAAAAATTATAGAAAAACACAAGGTTAAAGTGCCTATAGTAGGACTTTATCTTGATTACAAAGAAAACCAAACTGCAATTAGCAAGTTTGGTAGAGAATACCTAAAATGGGTAAACCCTTCAACAAATGCTGTGCATACTTCATATTGGCAAATATTAGCTACAGGTAGAGTATCATCAGGTATGAAAGATGAAGCACCTAATATGCAGCAATTACCAGCTTTAAATGAAGTTAGAAATTGTTTTATAGCTAGAGATGGCTATTCTTATGTAGATTGTGATTATTCTGCTATGGAATTGGTTATTGCTGGCTGTGTTAGTGGTGAAGAGTCTTGGGTAGAAGCTTTTGATAATGGATTAGACTTACACTCTGTAGTAGCAGAAGCTGTTTATAAAGATAAATGGAGAAATGCTGCTGAAGAAAGCTGTGAGTATATGAAAACTAAACAAAAGTGTGATTGCAAAGAACATAAGAGCATGAGAACTAAGATTAAAACTCTTAACTATCTTGCTTTATATGGTGGTGGCCCACAAAAGCTTAGTGACTCTATTAACATTCCATTAGCTGAAGCTAAAGAAATTATTAGCACTTACTTTAAAGGGTTGCCTAAACTTACTGGCTTTCTTAATATGCTAAAGGATTATGGTAAAAGAAATCTAATGATTAGGACTAAACCTCCATATAGAAGAATTAGATTCTTTGAAAATCCACAAGATGATCCTGCAATTTATTCTCAAATAGAAAGACAAAGTGGTAACACCTATATACAGGGTTAACAGTAGCCCTGTCTAAATTCCTTAAATTGCTGGAAAGCTAAGTCAGAAATGATATGCCAATCAGCAGCCAAGCCAAGTTTAAGATAAGGGAACTTGGAAGGTTCAGAGACTAGGTTAATGAGCTTAACAATAATTTAACCCACGAACAAGGAATATTGGTATAAAATTGGTTATATTTGCTCTAAAATATATTATGGAGCAAATTTTAAGAAAATGTAAATGTTGTAAATTGGAAAAAACTCTAAATTCTTTTTCTAAAAATGGAGTTAATTATTATAGACATGTTTGTAAAATATGTGATAATAATATAAATAGAGAAAGAAGATTGGAGTATAATAAAAAATACAGATTAGCTAATCCTGATAAAAAACTACAATGGTCTAAGAATTCTAATAAAAAAAGAAGAGATAAATTAAAAAATGACCCTTTTTATCATGATAGAGTTAAGTATTTAAAAAGAGAAAGTGGTTACAGGAATAAAGTAACATCTATGTTAAATAACGCTAAAAAAAGAGCTATAAAATATAATATAGAATTTAGTTTAACTAGAGAAGATATAGTTATTCCTGAAAAATGCCCACTTTTAGAAGTAGTATTTGTTTTAGGTAGAGGTAGAGATTATATGTATACTCCTACTATAGATAGAGTAGATAGACTTAAAGGATATACTAAAGATAATATTTGTATTATATCTATGCTAGCAAACTCTATGAAAAATGCTGCTTCAAAAGAAGAATTACTTACATTTTCAAAAAATATAATTAATTATATCAATAAAGATATAGTCCAACCTATAGAGAAATCTATAGAACTAGAAGATAAAGAGCTTCTAGGATAATAACGTGACTGGTGCCAGCATAACTAAGCTATCTATGGTTAAAATGCATGAAGAAAGACTTAAACATAACATTGATGTTAAGTTTGTTTTACAATTGCATGATGCTATAGTATGTGAAGTTAAAGATGAACAAGCTGATGAATGGTTTAATATCCAAAAACAATGTATGATAGATGCTTTTAAAGAAGTTATAGGCTATCCTATTGATGTTGATGGGTATATAGCTAAACATTGGAAAAAATAACTTAAACTATGCCAGATATTTCAATGTGCAGAAATGAGAGTTGTCCACTCAAACTCTCATGTTATAGGTATATGGCCAATCCTAGTGAGGTAAGGCAAACATATACAAAATATGAGTGGAAAAAAGACGAGAATGGGGTAATACATTGCCCTGCATTTTGGAAACTAAATATAGAAAAAGATGACACAAGAACAAAAAGAACAAGTTAGAAATATACTTACTAGACTAAAGAATGATGGTTATGTAGGTGTAGCTTTGGCCTTTGATGGTAGTGGAGATTCTGGAAGTTTTATGGCTTCTTGTATATTTACACCTGATGATGGTTTTGATTTAGATAATGAGTATCATGATATTTTTAGTGATGATGAAGCTGGATTATATGATCTTGGTTATGAAGCAGTAAGATCTACAGGTAATGACTGGTATAATAATGATGGTGGGTATGGTTGTGTAAATATTTGCTTGTTAACAGGTAATATTAAAGTTCATATGTATATTCGTGTATATGAAACAGAATATTATGAGAATGACTATAAAGCTATAGAATTTACAAAATGAGTCCATTAAAACATTCAGAACTATCAGTTAAAAAATTCGGAGGAGAATACACAGACTATTTACCTATCCATGAATTTCTAGATATGACTAAAACACACTATGTTGGTTATCAACATAGAGCTATATTGCATAATACTTTTGGTATTTATATATGTGAAAGAGTGTTTGGTGCATTTATAGTAAATTCAGAAGGAAACAAAATAGAAACTAGATACATTGTTATTAATCATATCAAAGAAGATCTAGGTTTTGTGCCTACCATAGAACAATGGGTAGGTTGTTTACCTTTTAAACCTTGGATGGGAGGTCAAACTGTAAGCCAAACTACAAATACAAAACTCAATCTTGAAGAACTTTTAAAATGACAAAAGATGAAATACAACATTTAGCAAAACAGACTTTTTTAACTCATAAAAGAGGCATATTACATATTTCAATGGGTGTTGGTAAAACTAAAATTGGAATAGATTTAATAGAGCCTAATCAGAAAGTGCTTGTAGTAGCACCATTTACATCAGTTTTAGATTCTTGGAAAGAAGAATTTATTAAATGGGGTAAATCAGATAGTAATGTTGTATATACCACTACAGCTTCCTTGGGGAAACATACTAAGAACACATTTAGTTTAGTAATATTAGATGAAATTCATTTGTATTCTACTAATCAATTATCTAAGGTACCTGCAGGGCCATTATTAGGCCTTACAGGTACTCTTAGTGATAATTCTAAAGCTGTAATTAAAGAACAACTAAATCTTGATGTTATATATTCATATGATATTGAGAGAGCTATTAGAGATGGTATCATTGCTGATTATAGAGTTAAAGTTGTAGAGGTTTCTCTTAATGATACACATAAGTATATTGAAGGAGGAACTAAACTAAAGCCCTTTTTAACTACAGAAAAGGCACAATATGATTATCTAACAAAGCAGTTTAATCAAATTAAATTTGCAGAATGGAATGCCATAGGAGCTGATAAGAGAAAATATGCATTGATTAAAATGCAGTTTGCTTCTAAAAGAGCCAAGCTTATCTATTCTTGTAAAAGTAAATTAGATGCTGCTTCTAGAATAATCAACAATTATCCTGAAGACAGATTGCTTGTCTTTACTACATTAACAGACAGTGCTAATCAGCTATGTGATTACCAATATCATTCTAAAGCTGATAAGAAAAACCTAGACAGATTCTCAGAAGGAGAAATTGATAAACTAGCAGTAGTTAATATGGCAAATGTAGGCTTAAATATAAAGCCATTAAATAAAGCCGTAGTACATCAATTTCAAAGCTCTGAAGAAACTGCTCAGCAAAGAATGGGTAGACTGCTTAGGTTAGAATATAATAACCCTAATAAGATTGCAGAGGTGTGGGTTATATGTGCTGTTAATACAGTAGATGAAGATTGGGTAAGAAGTGCTTTAAAAAATGTTCCTAGGAGCAAAATAGAGTTTATTCACTATAAAAACTTATAAATGGAACTAACTAAACAAGTCAGTATAAATACGCTGACAGATAAAGAAGTACTTTTCTTCTCTAAGATAGTAGAGGTAGATATGACACAAGAAGAAAAACAACACCCACAATCCTATGTTGACAAAATTAACACCTTAGCAAAACCTAAATGCACCTGTGCAGACCAAGTAATGTGTGTTATACCTGCTTTTATACTACTGATGGAAGAAGAAGATGCAAGATTAAAGTATAAAAATATGGGTTTATGATTTTGATGATTGTAATTATTTTACTTGTTGTAGGTTACATAGCTATTGCAATGCATAGTGTATCCCTAATTGATGATGGAAAAGTCCTGAAGCTTGTATGGGTTACAGAAAAGATTGATAGTGATGGTATGCCTTTCACTAGAGTAAATTCTCTCGTATTATGGAAATACTAGAAGTAATTGACTTGCTAAATAAAATGCAAGATGAAGGCTTTATAAAAGTCTTAAACTGGGAAACCAGAGAACTAATCCTCTTACCTAAAACAGAAAGTAAGATTATTCATCCTATTGAAGAATGGATTGATGCTTATAGAAATCTGTTTAAAGGTAAGAAACCTGGTGCTATGGGTGATAGAAATGCCTGTATTGTTAAAATGAAAGAGCTGTTTTTGAGAAGACCTGATTTATCTATGGATAAAGTAATGAGAGCAACTGAAAAGTATATTCAGGTGGAATCTAATCAAAGGTGGAAGTATCTTATGCAAGCAGACTATTTTATTTCCAAGAACCAAGGTAACACCAGAGATGGTAGAGTATCTAAGCTAGAAGCATATTGTGATGAGCTAGATGCTAATGAACCTCAAAACTCGTTTATACATGATATTTGATAGAGCATTAAGTAGAATTAGGGACAATATGCATAATGAGCATAACTGTATCCCTTGGGGTTTACCTAGATTTGAGAATGTAGTTCCAGGTATTATGCAAAAAAAGTATTACCTAGTAACTGCAAACTCAGGTATAGGCAAAACTCAGTTTACTGATGCTTTTTTTATGTATAGACCTATAGATTTTGTGCTTAATACTGAAACAGATATTAAGCTAAAAATCTTTTACTACTCATTAGAGGTAGACAAAGAATCTAAGATTATACAAGGTATAGCTAGGAAGATATACTATGACTATAATATGGTTATTCCATTTAATAAAATCCTATCTATGAATAAGCATAGGATATCAGAAGAGGAGTATAGTATTATATCATCCACTAAAGATTACTTTGAGAAATTAGAAGACTTTGTTTATATCTATGATAGTACGATGAATCCTTATGGTATTTTCAAACAGATGGTTGACTATGCTAAATCTCATGGTACCATACACAAGAAAATGATAACTAAGAAAGTTAAAGATGAGGTATCTGGAGAAATAAGAGAAGAACAACAAGAAATCTTTGACTATTACACTCCTAATAATCCAAAGGAATATGTTATCATTATTGTAGACCATGCTGCTTTGCTTAATACTGAGCAAGGCTTAAGCATTAAAGGTACTATAGAAAAGCATAGTAATAACATGGTGCAGCTAAGAAATAACTTTGGGTTTATTCCTGTATTAATTCAGCAACAAGCTGCTGCTATGGAGGAATTAGATACCTATAAAGGTCAGACCTTAGAATCTAAATTGATTCCTAGTTTGTATGGTTTAGGTGAAACTAAATTAACTGGCAGAGATGCTGATATAGCACTAGGTATTTTTAGCCCTGCAAGGTATGAATTAGATGTATTTAGGAACTATAAAATTTCTTTATTACAAGATAATTTCCGATCTTTACATGTGTTGAAATACCGCAGTGGTAGTCCTAATGGAGTTGTAGGTTTGCACTTTAATGGTGCTACAAACTTCTTTGAAGAACTACCTAAACCAGGAGACCCTCTCTTGGAAGAAATTTATAGAAAATACAATGGAAAACCTAAAGCGTAACACCGTAGAACAGGATATTGTTGACTTTATAGAAAGAGCAGGCCCAACTATAACACATAAAAGTATTATAGAAAGATTTGGTGTATCTATTGAATATATTAAGTCACTTATCTGGAGATTAAAAAGAAAATATCGTAACTAAATTCAACAAATATATGAGTACACTCGTAGGTATTGTAGGCCATAGTGGAACTGGTAAATCCACTTCTATTGAAGGCCTTGACCCAAAAGAAACTGTGATTGTCAATGTTTCTAACAAACCCCTACCATTTAAAGGATGGAAAAGTAAATACATCCAAGGTAAGCTATCTGAAGGAGCTAATTATATAGCCACAGATGCATCAGCTACTATTGTTACAGCTATGAAATTCATTAGCGACAATAGACCTGAGATTAAGCATATTATCTTGGATGATATTCAATACTTGATGTCTTTTGAGTTTATGGCTAAAGCTAAAGAAAGAGGCTTTGACAAATTTACAGACATTGCGAAAAACACCTTTGATGTGTTAAATACAGGCCGTCAGCTTAGGGATGACCTAATAGTATTTGCACTATATCATGAGGAAAGTACCAATGAAAACTTCAATCAAAAAAGGAAGATTAAGACAATAGGTAAACTTCTAGATGATAAAATTACTCTAGAAGGTTTATTTACTATTGTTCTATTTACTGAAGTAAGGATTGAAGAAGACCAAAGGCCACACTATTATTTTGTAACTCAAACTGATGGTGTGACTACTGCTAAAAGTCCAAGAGGACTTTTTGAAGATTTACATATACCTAATGACTTAGGATATGTATCTAAAAAAATAGGTGAATATTACAATTAGCCCCTGTTAAAAAAGAAGTTTATAATAAAAAGTATAATAAAACATACTATAAACTTTATTTTAATAATAGTAATAAAATGCCTATTTTATTAGAAAGAAAAAAATTAGGAATGTTTGATGAGCTTTCTATTCCTAATGACTTATCCCTTGTGTCTGCAAAAATTAATGAATATTATAACTAATAAGTATGAAACAAATTCCTATTAGTACTAGAGATTTGAAAATCTGGTATGTGCTGGACTGTATGTCAGCTGATGAAATTGCGGTAAAAATTAATGCTATCTACGGCATTAACTGCAGTGGTGATGATGTTGTAACTTTACTCAGAGAGAGAAAAGTTCAAGCCAGAAACATCAAAAGAAGTGAACCTACTTTTGAGTTTGTAGATCCTGAAATGATTGTTGAAGACAAATGTGTTTACAGTGAGCCTGAAGAGGAGATTCAATCAGATTTAGGAACTCTACAACATGCTGGTATTCCTCAGCATGATTTTACAAATATCTAAGTATTAACCCCTAAAAACAAATAAATCGTATGATTAATCTAAATGACAATTCCTTTGATGGAGGTAGTAATGTTCAAATCTTTAATGGTGGACAAGCTGGTGTAGTAAGAAATGTTAAACTTGATAGAATTGAGGCTAAGACAGAAGCTGGTAATTCTCCTGACTATAAGCTATTCTTTAAAGATTCTAATGGTGCTGAGATTAACTTGGCCTTTTGGTATCTAGATTCTACAAGAGATACATTTGCTAAGGACTTGGAAAAACAAGGTAAAGCTCTTAAGCATTTAGTACATTGCTTCTTAGGTGAAACTTATCAGTTTCCTGCTTTTACTTCACCTAAAGAATTACTTGATGGATGCTTACAGTTAATCCAGCCTAAGATTTCTTCAGTGATGGTTAGACTGTATTGCACTTATGGCACTACTTTGTATCCTAAGAAGTATCTACAAGTAAGAAGCTATGTTCCTTTTATTGAAGCAGAAAGTGTGCTGCTGTCTGATACTCGTCTGAAAGCCAATAATATTGACCAGATGACTAGAATAGAAGAAGATGCTCCAGCTATGAATGCTGGAAGTTTTACTGCTTCTAGTGATATTATCTAAAAATTAGATTGTAACTTTGTAATAATGGGGGATTAACAATCCCCCTTATTATATCATGATTAATCTTAATTCTTTAGACTATAACATATTATCATCTGAACTCATATTAGATAGAGTTTCAGAGTATCAAATCTTTGCATTCTACATACCAAATTTGCAACTCAATACTGCTATATGCAGTCCTCTTAGAGAGGATGATATTGCTTCTTTTAGTGTGTTTTATGCATCCACCTTAGATAAACTTCTATTCAGGGACTTTGCTACAAAAGAAAAAGGAGATTGTTTTGTATTTGTTTCTAGGTTATTTGGACTAGATTACTATGGTGCTTTGCAAAAAGTAGCTAATGACTTTGGACTTATTGAGAATGATATAGTGGGCAGAAAAAAGAAAATTAAAATCCCCAAAGACATTGACTACAAAGATAAATCTAGAGTACATATAGGCATAAAAATGCAAGAGTTCACCCCAAGAGATATACATTTTTGGGGACAATTTGGGATAAGTAAATCTACATTAAATAGGTATAATGTTTTTAGTTGTAAATACATTTTCTTAAATGATTTAATAATACCTGTAGATAACTCAAAGAATCCTGCATATGCTTATCTAGAGAGCAAGGATAGAATCTATACATATAAAATATATCAACCCTATAACAAACAATTAAGATTTATATCAAATGTTGATAAATCTGTTTGGCAAGGATGGACACAATTGCCAAAGAGAGGTGAAAAGCTCATAATCACTAAATCTTTAAAAGATGTTATGTCACTTACAGAATTAACTGGTGTTCCTTCTGTATCTCTTCAAGCTGAAACAACTGATCCTAAGCCTCATATTGTTAATGAGCTGAAGAAAAGGTTTGATAAAGTGTATTTACTATATGATAATGACTTCAATAAAGAAGTTAACTGGGGTAGAAAGTATGGCAGTGAGCTAGCTTTTAAATTTCAGTTACATCAAATAGAGATACCCGATGAATATAAATCAAAAGACTTTTCTGACCTAGTAAAAAACCATGGAAAGGAAGTATCCAAATCTTTAATTAAATCCCTAATTTTTAATCCTTTAATTTTTTAATTATGCGTACAATTCGTGTTATTTCTTCTCAATCAGATCGTGCTAAAAGTGTAGAATCTGCTGCAACCACTTGGAGTCAACTTCAAAGTGATTTATCTTCTCATATTTCTGACATTCGAAATATGAAAGCTATTGTTCGTGAAACCAGAGTATCTTTGGAATCTCCAGAAGCTCAACTTCCTGAAGGTAACTTTACTGTTATCTTAAGCATGAAGAAAATTGCTTCTGGTGGCAATGATAATGGTACTCGTTATACTGATTCTCAAATCAGAGAGTTGCGTACTAAACTTCAAAACCTTTTTGAAGATGTATTAGCTGGTAATGTAGCTGATAACTCTAATCTTTCTGAAGATGAGGAAGATGATTTAGATCAACTACGTGCTGAAGGAGTAATTTCCTAAGTAGTAGCTTTGCTATGATGTAAGAATAGGGTGGGGTATTTATTACCTCACCCTTTCTTATTTTTTTTCTAAAAACCAAAATATGACAGAATTAGAAAAACTATTATCAACTGCTAGTGATGTAACTTCATTTAGAGATCTGGTAGTTAAAAATTATCCAAATGTGATAGTTAGGCCTGCTAACCAACTTGAAGGAGAAAACTATATATCTTCTGGTATTGGTCTGTACAATCGTTTTTATTTTGTAAATCCTGATAATATAGATGGGATATTTAATAGTTATGATGTAATTGTAAATCCTCGAAATAATAATATAAGATGTCTTTATAACTACGATGAAGACTACCCACAATCTCTAACCCATGCAGATAATTATGTTATATTATCTCATGAAGCAGTTGATTTTAGCAACTTACAAACTTTATGGAATGAGAATCTTAAAACTATAAAAGCTTCTAAATTTAGAGATTTTGGTTTAACAAAGCTAAAACCTGTATTGGATGAAGTTTATGGTGAGAATTATGATTTACAAGTTAGCTCAAATGGATATTTAGATCTACTTATTAGATATCCACATATAACTATTACTAATACTAAACAAGAAAGTAGAGAAATAGAAGAGTTATATTGTGTACTAACTTTTAATGATTCTTATTTATTAACAGAATTTCAAGGCTTTAGAGCTAAAATGTCTTTTAATGATGTAAAAAATGGTTACAGACATTCTCACTTAAACTCTAGAAGTTTAAATAATTTATTTGATGTAACATCATTTTGCACAGGCAGTACTGATTTAACTGCACTTATCTCTGAGTTTAGGGAAGACTTTAATGAGGATAGGTTTGATTTATTTTTATATCAAATAAACAATTTTGTAGAGTGGGAATCTATTGAAGGCACTCCTTATATTTACTTAGATACAACTAACAACAGAAATTTAACTGTAACATCAAGGCAATCAATACCTCCTAGCACTATTATAAGTGATTTTAATAAATTTTGCAATGCCTACAAAGAAAATCCTGATTTATTTAATCCTTTACTAAATTACAATAATTCAGGTAATAGTGTAGAAGTGACTATTCAAAATGTACTTAATTTAGCTAGAGCTTTAGCTCCATATACTACTTATTATGGCTATACTGATTCTGATGGTAATGTACAAACAAGTAATACTGAACAGTATGATTATACATTACATAAACATCAATTAGATATAGCTATACAGAATGTACATTTTAAAACCTTTAGAAACAACCCCATAAATTATGAAGCCACAATCATCGATCAACAAGCAGAAGTCACAACAGAATTCTGCAGTCAAGAACTCTTATCCTTCACAAGGGAAACTTTACAACAATTATTTACAAACCACTACACCAGTTTACAGACCGAAGATGTTTATCTCTCCAGAGATAATATCGAAAATTTGGTTCTTGTGCCATAAAATTAACACAGTAGAATGGTCTGGTATTGTATTTTGTAAAACTGAAGGGCATCCTATTAACCCTGAAACCTTTAGCATTAGAGCTATAGACATTTTGCCTATGCATAAAGGTGAGCCTACCTATACAGAATTTGAAGTAGATGAAAGAATCATTGATGCCTATGATAATAACCCAGAGCTAGAAGATTGTAAAATGGGTATTATTCACTCTCATGTTAATATGGGAGTATTCTTTAGTGGTACAGATTCTTCTACTTTAGATGAGTATGCTAAGCTTTCTAATTTTTGTATCTCTTTAATTGTTAATAACAAAGGTGAAATGGTAGCCAAAGCTGCTTATCCTATTAATAACAAAACAAAAAGATATGCTAAAGAGTACAAAGATTCTGAGGGCAACTGGATTCCTCTTACTAGTAATCAAGAAGAAGAAGTATTTACTTTTGATGTAATAACATTAGACTTAGACATTGTTAAAGAGATGGATACTTTCTTTGAGTCTATGACTGATAAAGCAATTAAAGAAAGTTATACAGCCTACAATAACTTTGGTAACTATAATTATAATACTGGCAGTAGTAAAAGTATGTATGGTAATTATAACTATGGAGATGATTATGATATAGATGCTTACAATAAGCCAACTTATAATCAAAGCCAATCTACATTACCTAAGCTTTTTGATGATAAGCCTTTTGTAACTAATAACAAAGTCACATTTACTAAAAAAGAGATGGAACTCTTTTTATGTAAATTGATGTTCTTAGACCCTGCATATAAAGGTACTGATAGCTTTGAACAAGCTTTAGTTAAGCTTGATGCTAAGTTTAGTGGTATGGATCAAGATGCTTATGCATTTCATATAGAAGATAAGATTGAAGATTGTTACAAAGAAGTGTTCTTTATTAAAAAAGGACAGCTAATCAATAACAATTCTATGGCTGATTTTCTTACTGATGTAATGGAGTATTGTTTAGAAGTTGCTTATGATGTTAGAAGTAGAACTGCTGAATTTCTTTATACAGTTATAGCTGACTATTTTACAGATGTAATTGAAGATGATGATGATACTACTTCTTGGAATAATTCTTTTAACAAATCAAATAACTAATGACAGACAGATTTAAAGAAGCTGTGTGGTTACCTAAAGCCCAGTCCCACAACATTACTGTTGGTGGGGCTGGGGGTATAGGTTCTGTGGTAACCTTTCTTCTATCTAGGATAGAGCCAGCATCAATTAGTATCTATGATAATGATACTGTGGATAATATAAATTTATCAAATCAACTATTTAGTTTTCAACATATACGTAAAAGTAAAATAACTGCTGTTGCAGATGTTGTTTATAGGTTTAGTGGTTATGATAGATTAAATCCTAATAATGTATTAGTAACACCTGAAACTACAACTAGTGAAGTAATGTTTAGTTGTTTTGATAACATGGCAGCTAGACAGGTTATGTTTGACCTATTTACTAGAGATATGGAGATGTATTCTTCTGAAGGAATTGAGCCTATCTTAATTGATGGTAGACTGACTGCTGAGCAGTTCTACATTTATGTAGTTACTAGAGATAAGGTAGATAGGTATAAAAAAACTTTATTTCCTGATTCAGAAGCTGCTGTACTACCTTGTGGTTTTAAAGGCACAACACATAATAGTTTTATGATAGCAAGTAAAATGGTAGCTGCATATACTAATTTTTGTGCTAATTTAGTAACTGAAGAACCTGTTAGAGATGTACCATTTTGCATTGAGAATGATATCTTTACTATGACTGAAATTGTAACCTTTTAATTAGTACCTATGCAAAATTTACTATTTACAGGAAACCCTACAAATACTTTTGGACATGAAGATAAATACACAAATTTATTTAAAATAAAATATAATCAAGAGTATTGTGTATATTCAGGTAATCATTACATACCTTCAATTAATCTATATAGTGCTTCAAATCGTTCAAATAGCAGCTATAAATATATTCGAGAGTTTTTGGATAGGCCTGAAAATCAATTTTTACAATCTATAATAAGATCTGATCAAATTTGTAATCAGTACTTATTAGAACTATCTAATACTTTTTTAGATTCTAATGTTCCTATTTCTGTTAAAGATGATATAGTTAAAACTAGAATAAAAGAAGTTCTTAATAGCTACCTCACTCCTTCTGAAGATTTAAGATTAAGAAAAGGGTGTATAACTAGGCGTAGTTTAACAGATTTAGACATTACTAGTTTTCTAAGCCAAGGAGTTTCACACATTGCTTCAAGAGCTGGTAATTTTTATTGGGGAGGTGGTATTTTTGGTGTAGCTCAGATGTACAAAGGCAATCAATATTTTTATTCTGGTATGTTTAACCCTCTTGCAATACTAGCTATTAAAACTGAAGCTGTGCAGTTACCTAGGCTAGCAGGACTATATAATAGTATTGAAGGTAATAAAGGTGATCAATGTAATTACCACCACTTAGAAAATAAAGAAGGTTTGTTTAAACTCTATGTACAGGCTGGTTTTGACTATAAAGATTTTCCATCTCAAAGCTTTAGAAAAATATATAGAAATATACTTCTTCCTTTTGCCAAAGAGAACAACATTGAAATAGTCACTGTACCTGATCTTAAATCTGAATTCTTTTACACCCTAGGTTTGCCAGTATTCAATAATGCAATACAAAAAACTAAAGAAGAAAAAGAAGTTATGATTAAAGTTATTACTGATTATCTTAGCGGTATAACTCCAGAGCCTGAATTTGCTGACCTAGTTTTATGGTAACTTTATTTTTTATTCCTGGAAATGTACCCTCCTTGAAGAATTCCAAAGTGAAGACTTCAAGGGGGATATTTCCTTCTAAAACTGTAGTAAAGTACTTAAGAGATATAGGTGTTTTAAAATATTCTGTGAGAGATAAACAAGTTCAAGAGTATAAAACAAAACCTAATCTATTTAGAGAATCTCTTAAAGACTTTCCTGCTATTGACAATTACCCAATTAAACTAGGATTTCATTTTGTTCGCAAAACAAAGGCTGAATTTGATTTTAATAATGCCACACAGATTATCCAAGATTTATTAGTAGCTCATGATTTCATTACAGATGATAGCATGAAATACTTAATTCCATATGTATTAGAAATGGATAACAAATATTACTCTGTGGACAAAGAAAATCCTGGTGTTTATTTAAAGCTAGAGTTATGACTGAAAAAGAAATTCAATCTCCAAACCTTAATAAAATGGTAGGAGTAATTATTGATGAGAGAACTACTGTGTATTTTAAACCAGGAACTCCCATTGAAAAAATAAATAGAAAAGTAGAGCTTTATAAAAAGTCTTTAGAAAAAGCAACATCTAATATTGTAATATCCCACGATCATGAGTTATAGTTCTCAGTTTCCAACAATTAGTTTTAGTAGGTTAGCTTTATTTGACAGAAGCCCTTATCTATATTATAAAAAGTATATTTTAGGTGAAGTCATAGAAGATGACACTACTACTTTAGACATAGGTTCTGCAGTAGATTGCCTTATTACAGAGCCTGATGAATTTCACAATAGATTTGCTGTAGCTACAGTTCCTGTGCCTACAGCTATGATGGGTGATTATGTAAAATCTTTATACAAGAACTATAAAAATCTACTAGAAACTACTCCTTTATCTGAAGATGCTTGTTTAGCTAGTGCTGAAGGTTCTGCTTATGCAGAAGCTGGGTTTAAGATTTCTATGGAAAAAGTAAAAGAAAGATATGAAGCTGAAGGTAAAGCATATTTTAACTTCTTACTGCAATCAGAAGGAAAAATGGTTATATCTTTTGAAAATTTTACTATAGCTCAAACTGCTGCTAATATACTTAAATCCAACAGGTTTACTGCTAAATATTTAAGTGAAACTTTAAGTGGAAATAAGCAAAGATTTTATCAAGTAGATTCTACATTTACTTATGATAATATTAATTACAAAGTAAAGCTAGATGCTATTGTTGTAGACCATGATAATAAAACCATACAGCCACTAGACATTAAAACTACTAGTGACTCTCCTTATGGTTTTACAAAATCTATGTGGAAATATAGATATGATTTACAAGCAGTAATTTATTCTCACTACATTAGTACTGAATTTGTTAAAGCTAATAATCTAGAAAGTTATACTATATTACCATTTAAGTTTATTGTCATCAATGTTAAATTCCCTAATAACCCTTTAATATGGAGTTTCAGTGAAACTGATTTTATGGCAGCTAAGCTTGGCAAAGCAGCTGGCTATTCAGTTAAAAGTATGTGGGAAATTATGGATGATTTAGATTGGCATATTAGTAATGACCTTTGGGATTACACTAGAGAAGTTTATGAAAATGAAGGTGAGTTAATAACTAATATGTATGACAAGGCAAAAACCCCAGAAGAATAAAGCTTCCTTTTTAATTCTGCCTATGCTAGGCCCAGATCAATCATATTTTGATTGGTCTGGGTTACTAGTAAATTGTTATATCCAAGATGCTAACTATCCAGAATACAATAACCATATTGTATTATTGTTAAACTATCCTGAATATCTTAATGCTAATAACTTAGGTAAAATTGTAGCTATGGAAAATAAGCTATATCATGACCTAGACCACCTACTAATTAAAAGATATGACCCTGATGTACACCACTCTGTATTTATCTACAATGTTCCTAAAGAATATCAAGATGACTATGATTGGTTTATGTACAGCAGATATTCTAAGATGAGTCCTAAATACAAAAACAAAGTTGTTGACTTCCATGTAGGTAGTCCTACTAAAGGTATTATAGGTGTCTTATCTAGGAATGAACATATGCTTAGGAATGTGCATAAAAATCTAGGCTGTTTAGCTCAAGAATGTAAATGTGCTCCTAATACATATCTAAGATGTAAACATTTTAGTGATTACCCTTTTGACTTTAACAAAGCTGAGGTATGGGGTAATATAGGTGAAGAAGAGATACTGGATATAAAAATAGAAGATCATAGAAGAATTAAAGTAGAATGAAGCCAACAACTATTAATCAATTAGGAGATTGGTATCAGGAGTTCCCATCTTTTTGGGAATCTCCTGGTACTAATAACATTGTAAAGGCTATCAGTAGTGAGTACCAAAGATATAAAGTTTATCCTGAACCACAGAATATATTTAGAGCATTTGAATTATGCCAGTATAAAGATATCAAAGCTGTGATATTAGGTATGGATCCTTACAATGATGGGAATGCTACTGGTTTAGCTTTTGGTGTTAATACTCTAAAAATAAATCCTAGTCTTAGAAAAATAAAAGATGCTATAGAAACAGAAGTGTATGATGGATTGCTTTTAGAATATGACTATAGTTTAGAGTATCTAGCAAGACAAGGTGTACTATTACTTAATAGTGCTTTAACAGTAAAGCATGGTATCCCTGGCTCACATATACACATATGGCAAGGATTTATAAAGTCTATTCTTGTTTTTATATCTATACATAAAGAAGATGTTCAATGGTTTTTATGGGGTAAAAATGCCCAAGAGTATAAGCCTTATATCTATGATGATACTATAAAAATGAATATCTTTGAGGCAGAACATCCAGCTTATGCTGCAAGGCAAGGAAGACCATGGATAACAAACAACCAATTTAAAAACACTAAACACATAATACAATGGTAAAAACACCAACAACAATTTTTGAATGGATTAACTTACTTCCTAGTCCACATAAAGAGTTAGCACTTAAGTATACTAACTTTAATGATTTTAATGTTCCTGCAGATAATATGCTAAGTGCATTAGGTAGTGCATTTAACTGGAGTTCAACTCTACAAGGATTTGATTATTGGGCTACTATAGCTAGAAGTTATGTTGAAAATAAACCTGCACTTACTTTTAATGAGTTACAAAAACTAGTTTCAGAGTGGGGTGCTAACAAGGGAATTAACAATGATGCTAATCAATATATTAAAACTATTGAAGAGCTAGGTGAGCTAGGTAGAGCTATACTTACTAATAATGAAGAGGAAGAAATAGATGCTTTTGGAGATGTAATGGTATGTCTTATTATTCTAGCTAGTATTAGAAATAAAAATCTAGTAAGTTGTTTAAATTCTGCCTATAATGTTATTAAAAACAGAACAGGCAAAACAACTGAGGCAGGAGTATTTATTAAATCTGAAGATAATGTTAACGAAAAAATCTGAGCCTCAAGTTGATATTGAGATTCAAGATAAGATAGGAAGAGTGCAGTTTACTAATGTAAGCTCTAGACAATTAGCTGTATTGTATAAATTACATCAGATACAGCAGCTAGTAAAAAGCACTCCCAATGATAGTAAATTAGGTGAGGAGGTTAGAAAATTATTAGTAGGGCAGTAGTGCCCTACTAATTTTTTATTTATTCTGTTGCATATATTTAATAGCATTTTCAGGGTCAAAATTAGTTCCTGATATGCCTCCAAACTTCAGAAATGCTGCTCCTAATTTACTATCACCCTTTTCAAATATACCTGAACCTTGTTCATATTTTTCAAAAGGGTCTTTCAATTGAGATACTACATTTATTCCTCTTTCTATAACTGATAAAGATACTGCAGGATTTTTTACAAGTTTTAAGCTTTCTCTTAAATTAGGTAATCCTAAGTTTTGAGGGTCGCCAAATGTTCCATATACTCCTAAATCTTGGTTTAATCTAAGTGCAAAGAATAAAGCATACTTATAAACTCCTTTTTCATCATCATCTGCATCAGCATATAAGTTAGATAAAACCATAACAAGTATTCCAGTAGCCATTACCCACATCATATCTCTTACAGATTTCTTTAAGTTAGCTTTATCCAAAGGAGTTAAGTTACTATCAGAACTGTAAAGTGCTTTAACCATATCTTTAGTCTGTGTTAAAGCTAGCCTTAAGAAAGTACTGTGGAATCCTTCTGTAATATCTCCAAGTTCTTCATCCCTAGATATACCTTTAAATCTTCTTTTAAAGCCTGGAGCTACGTGTTTTTTATACATTATTAGAAGTCTGCCATACCAATACCTTGACAAATTTACTTCATCAAATTTGTTATAGATACCAAACATTCTTTTATTAATAGCATGAACCTTATTCATGGTATCAAAATCTAGTATACCACTTTCATCAGTTCTTCCTTCCAACTCCACACCCTCCTTAAGTTTTATTTTACCGTTGTTGCCCATTTCATAAGCATCAATTAAGGAGATTTCTTCTGTTTTACCATTTACAGTTCTTTTGACTTTAGTCTTTTTAAGATGTGCTAGTAGAACTTGAACTTGAATACTGTAGTCAGTTTGATGCATTAAGAAAAACCAAGAGTCTTGAGACCATAGTTTCTTAAATACAGAATGAGATACCTTTCTTCCATATTTATCTCTAAACTCTCCTTGCATAGGGTCATAAAGGTCTACAATCTGGCCAAGAAAAGATTTGTTTTCTGGCTCTGTAAAATCTTTAAGAAGAGCTCCAGTTTCTCTATTAAAAGTATATTTAGCCCAAGCTAATTCTTTTTCTGTAAACCATTGTTTACCTGCTGCTTCTATATTAACAGATACATGGTTAATCATAGAGTTAGCAACATTACCTACTATATTAAGACCACCAATCTGAATCTTAGAGGTGAATCCCATTAGAGAGTTTGCTAATTTATTAGCATCTAGATTAAATAATAATGGATGTGGTACATTCATTTGACCATAAATCTGCATCTCTAGAAAAGCTTCAAAAAGTGCTGCAACATTATTACCATTATATTTTTTCTTGAACCTTAAAAAGCTATCTTTAATTCCTGCTTTTTCAGCAGCTTCATCAAGATATTTATTTCCTAGAGAATCTTTTTTGAAAGGTACATTTTCTTTTAAAGTTTGTAAAGTAGCATCACCTAAACCAGCTAAAGATGACTGAGCTTCAAACTTTAATGTAGCATCTTCAAATCTTAGTACTGAAGATATAAGGTCTAAGCTTACATTACTTGCATCCATAGTTTGATGAAATAATAGTGGAACTACTTTTTCACCTTCTACAGATTCACCAAACATATCTACATCTTCTTCTACAACTTTTATAGCCCTACTTGCTTCTCTTTTTACAGTTGTTAAAAGTCCTTGTTCTCTTAGTCTATCATTAGCATTTTTACTTATTGAAGGTAGAGTGTAGCCTAATCTTGAGTTTACAGGTGTTCTTTCTTGAGCATTAAAATATGAAGCTATAAGGTAGTCATAGTATTTCTTTTGAGCAGGATTACTTTGTATTGAGGTGTATTTAGCATTAGGAAATACTCTTCTGCTGGGTCTAGTAAATTCATTTTTAAACTCCACAGAACCATCTTCCTTTTTAGTCATATTACTTCTCAGCCATACATCATAATCAAATTTAGTCCATACACCACTTTCTACTTTTTCTAAAGCTTCTAGTATTAAAGTCTTTCTTCCTTTTTGAATTACTACAGAAGAGTTATTGTAAGGGTTAACTACTACTTCATCTTCTTCTGGTAATGTTTCATGATTATCATTATACCACTTTCTCCAAGCACTTCTTCTTTCTTGAAAAGATAGTTTTTCTACAGATTGTTTAAACTGAGCTTTAGCATTAATATAAGCTTGTTCATTATAAGGCTGTACAAACTTTGCAACATTCTTAACTATCTTTTCACCTTTATCATTAGTGTATTCTCTTGAGATTACTTCATAAAAAGGTTTATTAAATTCAGCAGGGTTATCACTACCCTTTTGAATTTTTTTAAAGTCTTGGAATGCTTTAATACCTTCAGACCTAAACTTAATAAGTTTAACCCTAGCATTTTCAAACTTCTCTTTAACTTTTTTAGCAAACAATGCTACCACACTATTACTGCTTGAAATAGCTGGAGATAGCCAAAGGTCTAATAATGGGATATCTTCATTTGCGCCTTCTCTTAAGTTCTCAAGTATAATATCAGCTGTCACTCCTTCTTTTGTAACATTCCTAGCTTCCATTTTATTAATGATGGAAGTAAGGTAAGCTGCTCTTTTAGTATGGCCTTGAGCTAAAAGAGCATCTCTTCTTTTAACCATTGCTTCATACTGAGTGCTACCTGCTACATTAGCACTTTGAGAAGCACTTTCTGCTAGTAAGTTAGCTATTTCAGGTAGTATCTCTTTATTGTATACTGTAAGCACTGTTTGTTGTGCATCAACAATTTTTTGGATTTTATCTAATTCAGAGCCAGGAATAACATTCTCATTAAATCCAATTTCTCTTTGATAAAAATCTCTTATTTCATTCATTATAGGCATGTAACTTTCTACCATTTTTCTATAGTAGTTAAGGTCATCTATAACTTTTAGTTTATCTTTTTCCTGTCTTAGAGCTTTAATCTTATTTCTAATTTCATAAGCAAGCCCAGGAAACTTATTATCTCCTACTGTCTTTGATACAAATAGTCCATATGCATCATCAATAAACTTACTTAAAGATTTTATATACTGAGCATCCTTAAGCATTTTTTCAAGCTTTTCAATTTCTTTTTTCTTGAATGATGATGCTTTAACTCCAGTACTTCTTTCTAGAGTAAGTTTTCTTTGTGCTAAAGTCTTTAATACTTTATCAATAATACTTTTTGCAGTGCTAAGTGCTTCTTCATTATCAGCAAATGTTTCACCTTTATAAGTATTATCAACATCTAATGATGATACTACATCTTGTATTCCATTAACTTCTATTTCAGGTTCTAGTTCTACTTCATCTGCAAAGTTATTTTCATCAGTACCTTTAATATAAGTAGGAATAATTCCTAAATCATCATTGTTAAACTCATATCCTTGAGATAAGAATAAACCTTTATAAGCAGAAACCTGTGCAGAGTGTCTAAGTTTTTTAGATGCTCTAGGACCCTTAGCTGTATTATATTCTTTAGCATACTCAAATCCTTTAGTACTTGTAATGGATGACTTAAGGTCAATAACCTTAATAGTTCCATCTTCAAAAACTGCTACTGCATCTGCCCTTCCTGCAATCTTTTTTTCTTGGTTGAATATAACTACTTGAGGAATGATAATAGCATTAGAATACTCTTTTTCTTTTAGGTTAGTAAAGTCTTTAAAAAGTCTTCTAGCTACATCTTCAGAAATAGCAGCAACTGAAAAATCAGAATTAACCTTCCATTTATTTATAGCTTCTTCTTCAGATGACCCTTCTAAAACAGATTCAAAAATACTGTCTATTTGATTTCCCCATTCTCTGTTATGAGCATAATCATCTTCATTACCATCAAATCCAAAGAAATCTACTACTCCTTTATAGATAAAGTTTTTAATGAAGTCAGATATCCTTGTATAAACATTTCCTGATTTATCTGTGTATTGTTCAGAACCTTCATCATATGTTACAAAAGCACTATCTTGAAATAACTTATTAAGAGTGTTATGCATACTTTCAGGAATCTCTTCTCCTGTTCTACTTTCATAATCTAGCATTTGATTAGTGTAAGCAGTGTTTGCAGTAAGGTTATAGTATATTTCATCAGTAAACTCTTGGGTAAACTGCAATCCTTCAGTATTTAAAAGAATAGCTAATTCTCCTAGTGTTAAACTTGACTCTAACATATCAGGAGAAATGTATACTTCAGGCTCAGTAATTATAGAGTTAAACCATTCAGCTAGCATATTTAAGAACTTTCTAAAAAAGTTTTTAGTTTCTTCTACTGTTCTAGTGTCATTATTTTCATACTCTAGATTTACAGATTTAGATAAAGCTTGTGTAACAATTTCTAAGTTTACTGTAGTTTCTCCTCTGCCTTTATACTCTCTAGCTATTTGCTTTGCTAATGAAGGATATAGTCTTTTAGCTTCTTCTAGCAAGTTATTAAACAACTCTGTATTTTGTTTAGCAACAGCAAAAACAAAAGGGTGAAGCATTTCCTCTATAGCTGTTTCTTCTGTAACTCTATCACTAAATAAAATGACATTACTGCCATCAATCATAGAGTTAGAGTTGTTAGGAAGTTTATTTTTATACATAGCTTGAGCTTCTGCATAAGTCATAGTGACTACATTAATTCCTGGAAGCTTTTGAGCTAATCTTTGAATAATCCTATCTACTTTAGGACTAACACTTAAAGTATCTATATTTAGTTTCTCTCCTTGTGTAGTAGCTAGTACTACTTTATTTTGACCATTAGGCATACTAACTATGTCTGCCTTTACTCCTTTATTACTATAAGAGTCATTGATTAATCTAGATAATCTTTCAGCTTGATACTTATCTAAGTAATTAATTAGTTCAGGGTATTGAGATACAATTTCAAATCCTAAGTCATTAGTTATTACTTTTGATTCTAAATTAACTAAATCAGGTTTACTTGCAAACTGTTTAAATCCTTCTATATCTTGTTTAGAACCTAATATATGGATTTGTTCTGGATCAAATACAGCATAATAAAATATGTCTCCTCTTTGTTTTATTATAGCAGAATCTTTAGTTTCGTCTTTTGCTACAACAGGTGGAAGTACAGAAAAATCTCCAAAATCAGGATTTTTCATATTAAATAACATTGCATGGGATATTGTACCTTCTACATTTGCAAAATTATTTCCAGGATTTACATTTTTATTTATTCCAAAGAAACCTTTTCTTCTATTTATATTTGCTGATAAGCTAAATTTTTCTTTATCTGGTTTATCTATCTTTGTATTAGAAAAATGATAAACAATATCTTTTACTTGACTATCAGGAAATATAGTATCAAGATATTGAGAGTA